TAGCACAAGTGCTTAGCTATAATATTCAAGCTGAATTAAAAGCCGCTGAGTACATACGTAAAGCTGAACGGTTTGAAATGGAGGCATTGTCCGATCCGATGACTGGCCTTTTTAACCGTCGTGCTTGGGACCAGTTAATTGAATTAGAAGAAAAGCGCTGCAAACGATATGGTCACCCTGTTGCTATTCTTATGATTGATCTTAATGACCTCAAGATCACCAATGATACTTTGGGGCATGCTGCAGGTGATGAACTCATTCAAAGAATGGCTTTAACCCTCAAAAACACTGTACGCAATAATGATATTGTCGCTCGTCTAGGTGGTGATGAATTTGCTGTACTTAGTATTGAAACCAGCCGAGAAAATGCGGATAAACTTGCAACCAGAATTCAAACTGCTATTGCAAAAGCTGGCATTAGTGCTGCAATTGGTTTTGCAATGCGAAATCCCACATACGGTCTATCAGCAGCTATCATAGAGGCAGATGAAAAAATGTATCAGGATAAAGCCCTAAGCAAATCACCTGAGACTAATTAATAAAAAACGCATACCCGAGCGGCTCTTGGATCAGGTGGAGTAAATTATGATTGAAGTTTCTTTAATAGAGTTTTACGAAGGAGCGCAAAAATCTTTGTACGCACATCAATTTGAAACCCATCCCCGAATTGGTGAATGGTTAGTTTTAGCAAATGGGAAAACTTATAAGGTTTTAATGGTTGCTCACCATGAGGAGCCACTACTCGGCTCGGTTGTATATGTAAAATATCTAGGCAATGAGCTAGATTGTATTGATCGTTTGGGCTCTGGAAGTGAAGTTTGATTTGTTCAAACTCATCCGATATATCTTCTGGGTTTGTAATTAAAATACCTACAAAGCGTAAACCACCAACACCACACCCCTTCTGAAGAGCAACAAGCCTTCCCTCTTTTGTAATACCAATCATTTTAAAGACTCCATCCAACCCATCCCTGTGATGGGTTTTCTTTTGTCTATTAAAGCATAAAATAACAATTAAGTAACTTTTATTACTTTTAGTATTGACTTAATAAGTAAGTTATCTTACCTTTATCTCATAGACGACAAAAAGCCCCAGCGTTGCGACAACAACCTGAGGCCTGACCCACAACCTAACCTGTGAGTGAAATTATTATGAATGCAAAATTGACTCCATACAATAGTTTCAAGGTAACTCTTGTTACTACTGCCTTAACTGTAAGCGCTTTAGCATTTGCACATCTTGCTGACTTTGGTACTGAACAAATAGCGCCAATTCAAAACATTCAATCTGAATATGGCATCGTAGCTTTAAAGATGGTTGACGATCTGCGCGGTGAAGCAGTCGTAAACCTGGATGGCTTTCGTTTAGAAATCACTTCATTTGAAGTGGAAGCACACCTGGACGATTACGGCGTACCTGGTTCCGAATTCACCAACGTTGAAGTAGTAGAACTGGGTGAAATCAAGGTGTTCGATGCTAATGGCAATCCATACAACGACTTCACTGATTATCAAGATCACCGTGAAATCAATGCGATGATTGCCGGCCACATCATGAAGCACCGTCTGGTGGAGGTGCAGTCATGATTCTTAAATCTGCTGATCAAATTTTTGAAGCGCTTTTGAATGGACAGCTAGTTTACTGGTGCGAATACGGCTCTGATGACTGGTCTCCTCTTAATGACCAAGCACAAGTTAATTTTGCAGATCTATACACCGGTTTCCTGCAATTCAAAGCAGATGAGCTACCTGTGATTCCAATGCCGGTGGAGTCTACTTTAAGTCATCGTTATTTCTCTGAATACATCAAGACATTTGAAGGCCTAGAAATCTATCGAGTGGGCAAAAATCGTGTGAGCTATTTCGCTTTACGTGTCAAAAGCTCAGGGACGATTGCAGATTATTTTTGCAACACACTTCTCTACTCCATTCAACCCGATGGCTCACTTAAGAAAATGGATAAATCAGTTACCCCACAATGGATTTTAGATGGTTTGGAAAATGCCCGTGTCGCTATGTGCAAGAATAAGCGTCACCAAGCTTTAGAGAGTACTGGCTTCTTTGCATCGGAAGCCTATAAGAACTTTAAGCGTAATAACCGTTCTGCAGGAGCACGTTGAGATGGCGATTAATATTATTCCAGCGGACCAGCCGCTACTTGTCCAAGCCATCATCGTGTATCTGTATGCAGATCCAGGCTTGGGTAAAACTTCTATTGGTTTCACCGGCGAAAAAGCTATTTCTTTTGACTTTGACAAAGGCGCACACCGTACTGGTGAACTTCGTCGCGGTGCAGTTGTTCAGGTGAATCAATGGGCCGATGTTGCGAACCTTACACCTCAAGACCTGGCACCTTATAACACCGTGGTTATTGATACTGTGGGCGCAATGCTGGAAAGCATCAAGACCCATCTAATGCTGAACAGTACCAATAAGCAGAAAGATGGCTCACTGAAACTTAAAGCCCAGGGACTGGCCAATAACATCTTTAAGCAATACGTGAACACGCTGATTTCTGCCGGTAAGGATGTTGTGTTCATTGCACATGCATCAGAAGACCAGAACGGCGACCAGGTAATCTATCGTCCTGATCTGGGTGGTAAGAACCGTAATGAGCTTTACCGTATTGCAGACATCATGGGTTACCTAACCACGGTTACCACTGGTGAAGGTAAACATGCCCGAGTAATCAGCTTTAAGCCTTGCCCTACCCATCACGCTAAGAATGCCGGTGGCCTTGGCGGTGAAACTGGTGAAGTGTGGGTGCCAGATTTAAAGGCCAGTCCTACGTTTCTGGCTGACTTAATCAAGCAGGCCAAAGATCACATTAACACCATGACACCAGAGCAACTTGCAGCAATCAAAGCTCAAGAAGATTTGGAAAATTACATTCAAAGCTGTGCTGAAGCGCAATACGCAAGTGACTTAAATCAGCTTACTGAAGCATTGCCACAAGGCCATTGCTACGTATTGAACATGTGGAATGCTGTCAAATCAAGAGCTAAAGAACTTGATTGCACATACAACAAAGACCAAAAACGCTGGTCTGATCCAGCTGAATTCTTTGGTCTTAGTGATCAGCAATTATCTGAGTTCCAAGACTTTATCGATGCACGCGGTCTGGATGCAAAAACAGTATGTGAGCACCTAGGTATTGATGCACTAAACCAAATTGAAGCCAGCAAACTGGCAGCGGTACAACAAGAAATTGAACAATTAGCGAAGGAATCAATGGCATGAAAATTTTAAACGGAAAAGAAGCTTTTGAAGCAATGATGGCTGGCCGAAAAATTATGTGCCGCGCCGTTGGGGAGTTAATGGATTTCGATGATCTGGATCGTTTCCCGGCAACTATCTTTGCAATGCCAGGCTATGAGTTCTGCATCAAGGTTGAAACCATGGAATTGGCTGGTATTACGTTTACTAAACCTTTAACACTTGATGACGTGGTGGAGGGTCAAGAAATTTTCCTGGTTTTCCCTCATTGTGTTGTACATACTCAATTCACTTCACTGTCTGGAAAGTATGTTGAATCTGTACGTTATGGTTTCGCCCAAGCGGATCAGGAAAATGCTGAGTTGCAACTTCAGGCAATTGGTAAACTTCTTGGACGAGATATTCCTTACCCTTTGACGCTAGAAAGTCATTACAAGCCTGAAAAGAAGCGTCGTAGTCGAAAAGCCAAGGAGGATGCTGAACAGCCTGAGCCAGAGGTAGTTCAGCCTATTGAATCCATAGAGCAAGAAGCCACTGATAATACTGAATCACCAGTTACAGAAACTGAAGAAGATTCAGTTGAGACCGACCCTGTAAAGCTTGTTGAGAAATTCACAGCACAAATTGACCAGTTTACTAATCCTGATGACGTTCTTTCCTTCCGCCACGTATTTCTGGCCAATGGACACTTAGATCAAAAAGATCAACAGCACTTGTGCAAACTGACTGAAGATAAATTGCTTGAACTGGATCCTGAGCAATACACGCCTAAGGTTGAACCTGAATCAATCGCAGATGAGGTCATTGAAGTCGTGCAACCAAGTTTGATTGATGAAATTGATCAACAAGCCACTAAGGTTGTTAAGGACAAAATCTGTAAAGACATGATGTCAGGTAGCGGTCAATCAAGCTATCCAGTCGATATGCTCTATACACAAAAGAAAAAGATGCTGATTAACCGCATTCAGGAAATGGATTCGATTGAAGCTTTAGAACGTCTAGCGCCAGCAATACCAGCTGCAAAATTCAATCCAGAAGATCACCAGGAACTATTGCAAATTTACGCTGAGCGTAAAACTGCAATGCAACATGCTGATTGCAACAGCGAGGCATCATGAGTTATCAATATTCATCAATGACCCGAGTGCTGATTATTCAGCATGGAGGTCGGATCCGGACTTATCGCAATATCAGTCTTTTCGGTATTGAAGATTGTATTCAAAACTTTATTTACAGCTGGGGGTACAGATGATCTTCAGAATCAAACAGAAACATGAAGCAGGCTTCAAGCTTTGGTTGGAAAAATTGGGTTATGTGAAAAAAGAACTTGCAGATGGCAGTTCGACTTTTAGTGGGAAAGGCACACGTAAAGCATTGAGCTATGTGTTTTTAAAGAAAGATTTAACAGGTAATGCAGCATGTCAGGTGCTATTTGATGAATATGAAATGCACTTGCGTTGTCCTGATTATTTAGATGTGAAGGTGGCGTGATGGAAGATAACAAATTATGGGCAGTCAATATTCCCGAAGAACCTGATTCAGAAGAAATTTTATATCCTGTTCCATCAAAAGAATTGGGTGAGCAAGTTGTTCAACGTTTGCGTAAAGAGGCTATTGAAGCATTTGAAACAGTTGGTGAATGCATTGCTAAAGCGGTCACTCTTGAGGAATGGGATCTTTCCGCTGATGAACATTCTAAATATTTGGAAGAAAACCCCAATTGGTGGGATGAAACTACCTTTTTAGATGGTGAGGTGGTGTGATGGATTTTCAGAATAACCAAATACAAGAGCTATTTGAAAAGTTATATGTAAAAAATGCTCCAAGTTGGGCACTAGAGCGGGATTCTGATGGGTCTTACAAATACCACGCTACGCAATCTGCTTTCTCTTTATTTGAGCAGCAACAAGCGGAGATTGAGTTGCTTAAATCTGATCTAGCCAAAGCCCAAGCGGTGCCGGAAGGGTTTGTTTTGGTTAAGAAAGAGTTGCCTGAGCAGATTGCGGAAAAAATGGCGATTGATCGCATCGATAAGCCAAGACACGAGAATGATCCGGTTTGGAGTGAAATTGCGGAGCAATCATATAAGGATCAGGTCAAATCTAAAAAGTGGGAATTTTGGCGTGATTATAAAACCATGATTGAAGCACAGGAGCCAGCCAATGACTAATCAATCAAACCTAGAAAAAGTTATGGCCATCCATGCGGAGATGCTTCAAACCAACCATTACTGCTACTTTGAATTGGCATATACACGCTATACAGACTGGATGGTTTGGATTTGCAGCAATGCACGTGAGCAAGACCCTAACCGTAAAATTCTATTGCAGGGGCAAGGTTGTACACCAGAAGAAGCATGTGTTGATGCTTTAAATAAATATGAGGGCCAAGCCAATGATTAAGCTCCAGGTGGCCAACTTCATTATTGGTGAACTACATAAAGAATTACCCTTTTACCTGGTATTAAACCAGGCAGAAACAGAAGTATTTTTGACATTTGTTGAAGGTTTTAAGGGGGATTTACGACTTCCTATGACATACAAGAATGGATCAACCATCATTCAAATCAATAAAGAAAATATAGATGCAATCTACCTCATGCTTTCACCCCATACTGAACAGCATGAAGAACCTGAAAACAGTATCGATCAATTCATTGCTAGTGGTGGATTTGATGAAGCTTTTAAAGATGTGTTTGGACTGCCTGAAACGGTAAAAAAAGTTTAAAGGAGGTTTCTTAATGAGCTTAAAAAGTTTAGCAGATGAAACTGAAGCGAATAAACAAGAAATGCTTCAGCGGTTTCTAAAAGCTCCAGCTGATCAAAACTTTAGTCATGAGGTTGTAGCCATGTACTTGGGTTGTTCACCTTGGACGCTGGCACGTATGCGGTGCAATGGATCTGAGCTGCCGTACACAAAGATCGGACGGCGTGTTGCATACAAAAAGCGTGACGTGCTGGCTTATGAGCATAGCCGCACTGTTAATTGCACGGCCCAATATGTTCTTTAGAAGTTAGGTGACAAACTTAAGAATTTGCAATAAAAATTAGTTGACAGATTCAATAAATTGCAATAACTTGAAATCACCAACATCTTTTAGGACTTAAATATGGATTTATTGAGGAATCCTCCGCCAAATCACTTCGACCCGTTTCTTACCAGTGATAACTTAAAGTATTTCGCTGATCAGATGTTGAGTGTTTATTCAAACACAATTAAAGATTTATGCTCAATTGATGATGATAATTATACTATTAGTTGTGCTGTATTTGGTCGTTGTAAAAATAGGTTTACTCGCCTTATTCTATCTGGAGAAACTCCAGTTGACACACAAATACAGGATTCCTCAAATAATTTCACATTTAGAATTGGCAATACAGTCGGAATCAGATTTTTTAAAGAAATTGATTACTTAAAACCCAAAAGACCAAACTTTTTTAAACAGAGCGAAAATTTAGATATGTTTGAGGTTGATGCTTCTGTTCCTAGTTATTGGCGTTTTATATTAGTGCCAGCTAGTTCAGATGAAGAAGAAACCTTTGTTGCTTTTGTTGGTTTTAATAGTAAAACTTTACCGATAACTTGTTGGACCTCAAATAATGCTAAACACTTTATTTTTGATCCACAAGCAGTATTGCCAGCACCAGCCGAATTAAAAGGTATTAATATTGATGATCTGTTAGGTGATGAAGACATAGATAAAGTAAAAAACTTTTGAAGTGTTTTAACCTAGGGTCATAAAATGGTTTTAAAATGAATAGTTTCTTTAATGGCCTTGAATTAAAAACTTTAAGACAGCTACACCAGTTATCCTTAGAAGATCTTTCAGTAAAAGTTAGTAAATCTCGTCAATTTTTACATAAAATTGAAATGAACCAAGTAACTCCCAATGAAGATCTTATTGAAGAATTGTGTAATTTCTTAAATGTAGATAGAAACGTATTTTTTACCTCACACCCATTACTACAAGAAGACCAAATCAACTTCCGTAGTAATAAAACTGCAAAAGTTGCTACTAAACAATCTGTTATTGCACAAGGTGAGTACTTAAGAAGGCTGGTAGAGTTTTTAGATGACCATTTAAGGTTGCCCAAATACTCTATACTAACTTCTGACTCTCCTGATAATTTTCAAGATATTGAAAAGGCTGCTTACAATTTCAGAAAGCAATTTAATTTAGGACTTGGTCCTATTAGTGACATGACCAAGCTATGCGAAATGCTTGGAATTATTGTAACAACTTTTCCAAGTGTGTCTACAGAGATTGATGCTCTATCCATTGCTTCTCAAAGACCTATTTTTATTAATAATGAAACAAGTAGTACTTGTAGGCAGAGATTTAATCTAGCGCATGAACTTGGTCATTTAGTACTACATGATGGTTGTATAACAGGTGATTCTATAACTGAATCTCAGGCACATAGATTTGCATCAGCTCTACTCATTCCTCAAGAAATGATGGTTACTCACTTTAAACCATGTTTCAATGGTAGGTTTAACTGGTCCAAATTAGGAGAGATGAAGCGAGCATGGAAAATTAGCAAAGCTGCTTTATTGTATAGAGCTAAAAGCTTAGGTCTATTAAATGAAGATAGCTACCGGAGTGGTGTTATTCACTTGAAGCGCACCGGTGAGGCTATTTCAGAAATAGAGGATGAGGATATTCCATCAGAAGTCCCCGACCTTCTTCCTAAATGCTTTAAAGCATTGGAGAAAAAAGGAATTACTGCTGTTGATGTCGCTTCAGATTTGAATATTTCAGTTAATCTATTAGAAAAAATTACACAGTTAAAATTTAGCTCTGGTAGGAAACCTATTCTTAGGTTAGTCACTTAATGCAAAATAAAGGCGGGTTTATCCTGCCTTTATTTGTTTTAGGCGCTCATCCCAAACGCTTTCATAATTAAAGCAGTCAATTTTTCCTTGATATACCGCTTCAATCATATTCATAGATGCTTTCAGCTCTTCCATGGGAATTTGTACATAACCGCCAGTGACATCAATGCGTGGCTTTTGTGTATGGTTGAGAAGTCGCTTAGTCACATAGATATTGAAGCGTAGTAGGTTACAGATCGTGGCAAAGGTACGTCTGAAATCATGCATTGATACATAGTAGTCCACCTGATCCCCAAGCACTTTTAATGCACGGTCAACCTTAGTTGCATGCATGTTAGCTGCAGTCGGCATTTTAGTTGCTGGGAACACCCAGTCATTTTCTCTTAACAGGTAACGGTCCTTTAAGATCTTCAGCAGATGATCACCTACTGGGAACAGATGGTCCGTACCATTTTTTGTATCTCTGAAAAGTACGGTACCAGTTTTAAAATTGATATCTAACCACTTCAGTCCACAAACTTCCTGACGGCGGCAACCGGTGTACATCGTAAATAGGATAATGTCTCGGTGAGTATTGGATCGTGCCGTATTTTCGAGATTCAATTCATCTTGGTAATTCAAGACAGCGTTATAATATTTGTGAATGACATCTTTATGTAGATGACGCTCTCGACGTTCAAGTGTATTCCAGCCTTTGGTAATTGAAATAATATCAACCGGATTAGATTTTAGGATTGGAGCTTCATCCGATGAATAAAGCACATGGATGTATTTCCACAATGTACCTAGTAGTGAAATAGCTCCATTTGCGGATGATTTGCTGAGTTCTGAAACTGTCAGGAACTTATCCAGTACTTCATTTTTAGTAATCTCAAATAGCTTTCGATTTGACCAGCCTAAATATAGGTCAAAATATTTATTATATTGACGTATAGTTTTGGGTTTAAAGTCATTGCGCTTGATATAGATATCCAGTGCCTGACCTACTGTAATATCCAGTGGAT